GTTCCTCTGATCAATTCTACTACTAAATTATTTATTGCGCTCCTTATAGCCACTGTCGCGTCATCTACTCTACGAGTAGCATCCAACGTTTCAGCAGTTGTAGGGTTCGCTTGATTTTCAACCTCTATTATTCTATTTCTAGTATCAAATGCACCTAACAGTGCAGTCACTAGAGGATCTAGCACCGCATTGTACCTATACACCTTAAAGTCATTGGCAGGAAATCTGACAGTGACCTGTGGTGACGGTTTCCACACCTCGCTAAACTGACGTTGGACGACAGTTCTTGCTTGTTGTGTTTGGAACTGATTACCTAACGCATTAGTACATAAATTAATTAATTCTATTGGGTCGGCCCATGCAGAAGACAAATACACAAACTGAGATGGAGTTGTAATTGTATAAGACATATTTAAAACGAGTCTGATTCGGCGTCAATTGTCTCCGAATCATTATCGATTAAATCATTTCTTTCAAATACCCCTCCATAATTTCTATCCTTTCCTTTATTCATCTTCGGCACAAACCGATCAACACCTTCAACTTTAACCCTTTTTCCGTTATTCTTTTTTGAGGTTCGAGATCGAAACTTCGCAAGTCTGATAGACATTGGAACTTCTTCCATGAACTCATCAACAACTTCTTCGGTGAGTTCCATGGGTCCTCCGTCTTTCACAGTTGTGACTTTCTCCCTCAAACCCAATTTTATATTATTTCTATAAACAATACACACGGACACAAACTCCAACGAAAGCGGACAAAAACCCGCCGACATTCTAACATTTCTAATATTAACTAAAACTTGCCACACATTCTTCATCGCATCATGAGTGGTTATTGCGTAGTTCGGGACAACCTTGAACTGAAACCTTTTCTTTGCAGCAGCGGTGTAGTAAGATGCCAGAGTGGCCTCATCCGCTCTTTCCATTCTTTTGTCTACCAAACAAACACTGACACCGCCTCTACAATTGTCGGGCAAATTCCACTCACCTGTAACCACAAGACCAGCAAGACAGACATATCCATTTTCGATGAGTTTCACACCTTTGAGAAGGTTAACTTCGGATAACGACTCATTTTCATGTACCATTATCTTATCAACCTTGGAACACATAACACTTTTGACTGGTGTGAACATTGACGGCAACAATTTCTCCATTTTCGTCAAGTCAATAAACTCACCGACATTCACCTTCCCTTTAACAACTAGAGCCATCTAGGAATAAACTTCTAAAAAGAACCTTATCTGACAGATACTTTACCAAACTTTTATAAACAAACGAACCCGCCGGGGCGGTTTTATGAACCTCCCAGATCGCGTCGTCCAATTGCGTGTAGTACGCACAATTGTTCAACGAAACAGCAACATCACAAAGAGACCTCCTGAATTCCTCTAAGTGATCCCAATCCTTGATGTGTTTAGCACCAAGCTTGGAGATCAACTTTAGAGGGTCGTAATAAACAATACATCCTCTGTCGTGATGTATGACGTACCTCCCGCAAAAGTACCCGTATTGCTTTTTGAACAGTTTTGCTTCAAAATTCCACATAAGATTTGCCGCTTGCTGTACATCAGGGAACTCGCATCCTTTCGGAAAATAGAGCAAACTGTCATCTCCGCAAAAGGCGCCTTTGATTATTTTCTCCATAGGAAGCATTGAAGCTAAGCATGCAGCGATGATCACAGTGTTCCCGATGAAAGTGGTGACGTCACCGCTCTTCCTCTGGTACCATATACAGGTTTTGATTCCTGCAGTATAGTCCTTCAGAGTGGTCTTCCTGTGACCTTGTTTCCAAACTTCTCCCAAGAAATCTTCGAACCCTAGTCTCCGCCAGATTTCGTACTCAACTGCGCAATGAAATTCATTTTGAGATTTGTCGTACTTCGAAATATCAAGCTCCAAAACATCCATTGGCACATGACTATCAAGGTCTCCAAAGAATTCCTCGA